GGGGATTTCTCCAGGATCAGCAATAATCTAGGGAAATATATTGATCAGATGGAGGGCTTAGATAAATCATTTTTGAGATTACTTAGTAAATCAAAAAATCAAATGGAGCTCAGATTAAGGAGGATCCCAGGGAGAGCAAATTTTAATGGTAAACAAATAGGGAGAAAAATCGGAGATACTATTCAATGGGTTGATGATAAAAATCCAGTCGTTTCATTAAACAGATTGAGAGAGGGCTTTAATACCAGCAGAATTAGAACATTTGTGCATGAGTTTGGCCATGCCATTGATCATTATTTTAATATTGGATCAACATGGTTTAGGCCAGGATCAAGAATTATTCAAAGATATAAAGTGAATAATCCTATTTTTAAGAGGTTTTTTGACAAATTTGAAGCAAAAAGCCGAGAGATAAGAGTTAAAATTTTGGATTCAGCACAAAAAAGGAGTGCAGATCTGAAAGCGTTGCAGAGCAAATTTGATGAGGCTCTTGATAGGGGAGGGAGAGCTGAGTATTACAGAGAAATTGAGAAAACTTTGAGAGCTAAATATGGGGATGATCTTTATGATGATTATGTGAAATTGGTTTCAAAACATGGGGATGATGTGAATCCTCAGCGTATATTGAGCCAAATGAAAACTGATGCTCTTTATGAGCTGGATATGCTGGAGGGATTAGTTAGTATTTACAGAGGCTCTGGCCATTCAATAAATTACATGACAAAAAAAGGCAAAGCTGAAACCATTGCCGAAATGTTCCAAAACAAATTTTTTGGAAATATCTGGATGGAGAAATTTAACAAAGGATTATTCAATGAGATGATCAGCGTTGTTGATGATTGGCTGGCTACATTGCCAAAACAATTATCAAACGCAATTAATTATTTAATGAAAAAAATAAAAAATGGATGAAAATGAAGTAAAAAAAGCAATCAATATCCTGGGAGAATATTATGAGAAATTCCCAGATGCCATGGATATTGATGATATTGAGATTCTTTTTGATCTTGATAGGGAGGTTATTTTATTAATGATGTTTGATGCATATAAAAAAAATAAATATTTGGATATAAAATATCCTGATATTGATGATAATATTTATGATGGAGGGGAAATAATTTTAAGAGATGGCAAAAAAGGGAATTAATTTTGTGGCTTATGAACGGCCAGCTAAAAAAAAACGCAAAGGGATCCATTCAAAAAATTTGAGTAGATCTAAAAGATCAAAACAATATAAAAAACCATATCGATCTCAGGGAAAAAATTAATAACTAAAATTTGATTAAATTTGTAATAAAATAAAGAAATGGCAATACTATTTAAAACAGCTCCATTGGGAGAGATTCGAGATGCTGATGATAAAAGCATGATCATCCAGGGATATGGATCTTATTTTGATAATAAGGATTCTGATGGGGATGTAATACGAAAGGGAGCATATAAAAAAACAATTGAGGAAAACGGATCCAGAGTTAAATATTTATATCAACATAAAATGGATCAGCCCATTGGGAAAATGAATGAGCTTTTTGAGGATGATAAGGGATTAGTTTTCGAGGCAAAAATGGCTGATACACAGCTGGGCCGAGATGTTTATACTTTAATGAAAGAGGGGATCATCAATGAGAACTCAGTTGGAATAATGCCAATTCAAAAAGAAAATAAAGAGGGATATCGAGAAATGACTGAGGTTAAATTATTTGAAATTTCAGCCGTAACATTGGCATCAAATGATGAAGCTAAGATCCTGGATGTAAAATCAGCCCAGGAAATTTCTGATAATACACTTAAAAGATATGATCAGCTTTGCAAACTGATCAGAAAGGGCAATATCTCAGATGATCTGGGATATGCTATTGAAGCAGAGATCTTAAAATTGAAATCGTTATTTGCTAAAACTACTGAGCCAGCTGTTATCACTACTCAGCCAGAGATAATAAAAGAAATCAATAATGATGAGATCATTAATTATTTGTATAACCGAGTAAAAAATTACTCAAAATAATATTTATCATGAACGAAGATTTAAAAAAATCGTTAGATGGTTTAGCTGGAGAAATTGATTCAAAAATTGAAACAAAATCAATGGAAGTAGTTGAAACTATCAAAGCTGATAATGCTGGAATTGTTGCTGATACTAATGCAAAAATCGAAACTCTTAATAAGAGATTAGATGATGCAGAGATGATCAACAAAAAGGCGTTTGAAGCTAAAAACCAGGCTCCTACGAGCTTCAAATCAGCTCTATCTAAGGCAATCGAGGATGGAGGATTAGATGCATTCCAAAAAGGTGCTAGATCAGCAGAATTAATTTTAAAGGCTGATATGAAAATTTCCTCAGATTTTACTGGGGATGTAATTGCTCCAACTAGAGTTGAGGGCGTAAAATTTGATCCATCAAAGCCATCTCATATTAGAGAGATTATGCCAATCGGATCAACTGATTCAGATGTTGTTAGATATGTGAAAGAAACTGCATATTCTGATGGAGCTTCATTCAAACAAGAGGGAGCAACATTATCTCAAACTGATTTTGAACTAGAGGCTAAAGATGCAAATGTCAGAAAATTAGGAACTTATTTGAGAGTTTCTGAGGAAATGATGGATGATTATAAGCAATTAGTTTCTTATTTATCGGCTAGAGTACCATCAAAAATCATGGCTGTTGAGGATGATCAAATCTTAAACGGAAATGGATCAAATCCAAATTTATCTGGATTATTTACTGATGGATCAGCATTCTCAGCTGGATCATTTGCATCAAGTGTTGCAGATGCCAATGAGTTTGATGTATTAGTTGCATCAATGAATCAATTAGCTTTGGCTAATTATCAGGCTGATTATATATGTTTAAATCCATCTGATTTTCATAAAATCCTTTTATTAAAAGATAGCAATAATGCATATTTAAAGGATCAAGTTTATGCTGGTTTACAGCCTAATTTTATGGGCGTTCCAGTTGTTATGAATACAGCTGTTACAGCTGGTAAATTCTTAGTTGGAAATTTTGCTCTAGGTACTCAATTATGGGTGAGAGAGGGAATCAGCTTAGGGATCTATCGTGAGGATGGCGTAAATGTCAGAGAGGGATTTGTTACAATTAGAGTTAAGGAGAGAGTTGCATTAACCAACTACAATCCAAATGCTTTTGTACAAGGAACATTCAGTACAGCAATAACGGCTTTAACTCCGTAATAAAATAATTTAGTTTTTATTTTAAAGGGCCTCATTTTTGGGGCTCTTTTTTTTTGTATATTTGCATCAATGGATCTGATTGCTTTGCATTGAGTTTGTTTACAGGCTAGATCCAGTAAAAGAAAAGGCAAAAAAACTCCTGAGATCCAGCAATTAACTAAACATAATTGGATCTATTTGAGGCCTCCAGGATCAATTTTGATCCATACTCATGGAAAGCTGTTCGGAGATCCTACTTTGTTTTACCTATTGCATTGATAATCAGGCTAGTTTATACTAGCCTTTTCTGTTTTCATTTATTTAAAAATTTGTATATTTGTTTCATGCATTGGCCGAATGATCCCGCGAGAGTTTCATTCTTCCATGTGGGAATCTCGATCCCATAGTGCATTATTTTGGGAGGCGTTTCGCTTTGGGATAAATTTTTAAATCCGTTCCTCTTTTGCCAGCAATGGTATTAATGAACAGATTTGAACTTTTTGAAGAAAGCGATCTAGCCTCCCATCTGATTTAAATAGGTTTGTGAAAAAATATTATCTTTGATTTATGCATTTCACAACAACAATTTCAGGATCATATTCATCAGTTTGTTATTCTTACATATATGATGAAAAAACAAATGATCAAGTTGTTAAAATGGCATTGAATATTATTAATGAGAGCTTTTAAGCTCTTTTTTTTTACTTAAAAATCAATGAATTGTAATATACAGGGGGCTCATGCTGAATATGGAGTTGCATTAAAATTCATGGAGCTTGGATATATTGTATCAAAGCCCATGCTGGATTCATCTAGATATGATCTCCTAGTTGATACAGGATCCAAAATAATTAGGATCCAGGTAAAATCAAAAAAAGAAAATTGCTTTGTATCTCCTGGCAGATCTGGAATCAATGTGATGCTTACTAGGGGCAAATGCTACACAAAAAACGAGGTTGATTATTTTGCAATTTATGTGCCTGATCATAATGGATTTTATATCATAAAAAATAATGGCCATAAAAAATCTATTAAAATAACTCCTGGAGGCAAGTACAAAAAAAATTTTAATAACTTTGCATTAATTAACTGAA